TATGTGGATGATATCACCCTCAAGCAACCCGAGGTGGATATGGTCCTCCATGACAACAACGTGATCGAAGTCAAGAGCGCTTACGGTGATGCCGAGGTAGACCTGTACGGTGAGAACGCTGTCCGTCTCACGGAGGCGGTGATCGATGCGCTGCAAGAATTGGAGAAGTCTAACAAGCAAACCCCTGAGTCATGAAGACTGAAGTCATCACCTACCGCACACCCAGCACCCTGAAAAGCCGATACGACCAATACCGCTACCTGTTCAATGACGGTAACGGCAACGACGAACGCACAGGCCAACCCCTTATGACCTTTGAGGAATGGCTCGAAAACTCCTAAACCCAAACCCTGAAACCCCTGAGTCATGAAGTGCGAAACCTGTGACGGCTCCGGCCTAATTGTGACAGCAGTGAAGTCTGTTCTTTCGTTTTACTGCCACCCTACCATCGATGATGGTACTGAACTAATAGAAACTTGCGACGAGTGTCGCTCAAAAACCCCTGAATCGTGAGCAAAGCAAAGCAAACCACCCCGATGACCTTCTCTGAGTTGGTCGATGAAACCGTAGAATACTACACCAACAACCCCCGTTCGAGAGCCGTATACAACGGCCCTTGCGTGTACGCAGGGCCGAACGGTGAACGATGTGCAGCGGCACGTCTGTGCGACGAGTCACGCACTCAATTTATTGACATGGAGGGTGGTATATGGAGCAGCGTACAAAGGTGGGCTGCCCTCAAGCCTGAGTACGCACACTTTAGCGTGGAGCAAATCGATGCCCTGCAACACCTGCACGATTATGATGGAAATTGGCTCAAGCCTGACGGTGAGAGAGGTACTGAAGGTCTGAGTAAAGAAGGCAAGCACGCCGTTGAATTTATCAAGGAAAATTACCCAAACCCTGAAACCCCCTGAGTCATGAACAAGTTCGATTGGGTTAACAACCAACTGAAGATGAATCACGGTTCATTTCACACCGCCATGCTTCGGGCATGGTGCAAAGCCTCGCCTGATAACAAAGCACGGCTCGAAGAGTCATTCCCTGAATTCTTCAAATTCGATCAGTCATGAAACCATTTGAAGCAAACGACCTCATTGCAGAGTTTATGGGCTGCGATCCATTGTACGCTGAGAGATACCACCTCTTTTGGGATGCCCTGATGCCTGTCATCACCAAGCTGAAAAGCATTGATGCTGATTGGGTTGATCAAGAAGCACAGCACATCATAGATGACATTGACGATGCGCTGACCTGCTGTTGGGGCATTGATGAGGTACACCGATACACGGTGGAGGCCATTATGAATTACAACGAATACAAGTCATGAAACTACTCCTCTCGCACGGACGCACCCACCCAACCGAAGAGTTGAAGGGGTGGGGCCCTAGCGGACAGCCCATCGATCACATCAACTCCGCACACTTCACACCAACACACCTCGTGCTTGAACGTAACTATCAGCCGCCGATCATGCTCCGCATCGTTGATGACCTAGTGGTCGGGCCGGACGGTATGTTCTACGGTGACCTCGAGTTCCAGGACGATGAGAATTTGTGTCAAGGTCAGCTGATGGTGACCACCTGTGACCGCAAGCAGTTGTGTGGCTATGTCCACATCACCTACCTGACAACCTTCAGTTGCGACATCGACATCGACAACCTGCCGGATCTCTTTCCGAACGGTTCAATCCGAGAAGTACATCGATAACCCCCTAAAACTATCACTATGGGATTCTTCAGTTGGAAAACACAAGACACCGATCGCAGTATCGCAAACCGGTACTCTCGCCGAAAGACCTTCACCGTCATCATGACCGATGACAGAGGCAACTGCTACAAGGAACAGAACTACGAAGGCTACGGAGTCTTCGGGGGCAAGGACTACTATGTCCTGCTTGATGAGATGAACGGAGGTGTCGGTGACCGAAACGCTGGGATCGAACTGGCCTTCAGTGACAAGGAGTACATCTCACCCAGCTTGTCTCAGTGCGGTGACTACTATGATGGTAAGGCGCCCGATGATTGTCTCGACCAAGGATTCTTTTACGAGGATTGATATGGCGTACAAAGTAATCTACATCGAGAACGGCAAGCGCCATGACAACAACCTGATCATCGAGCGCAGACCTGTGGGTCACGTCAAATTCTTTGAAGCCTACCCCGCTTGCAAGAAAGGCCCCTACTTCGCCAAGTTTAACTGCGACATTGTCTACGAAAAAGTAAACCAAGAGTCTGATGAATAAAGCAAAGCAAGCAATCTGCAAAGCCCTAGACGGACACAGCGTCCGCATCGGGGGCTCTAGTGCGACAGCACTACTTATGTACGGGCCCTTCCACGGTGTGGTTGTGCGAGTACATCAAGACGGACAGCACACCAAGTATTTCTTTGACCCCGCTATCGACAGCGAGATGCGGGCGTGTAAGCAACTAGTTCAATTAATCCTAAATACGTAACCACAATGGGACGCACTAAAGACCTGCGGGATAACATCCCGCTCAGCCCCGGATCATTCGGGTCAATGGAAGAGTTCGCAGATGCCATCGGATGGGATCTGGGTAAGCCTGCTCCCCAAGAGCCAATCACTAGCAATTCCCTGTTCATGGAATTTGTGGATGACCTAGCCACTCAGTTGACTGAGATCATTCATCCCTCACCATGGGTAGAGGACGCACACGGCACACTTATCTTGACAGATAAGGCCCAAGACACCTACATCAGCGTGTACGAGGAGATCGAAATCAAGTTGGAACATTTGTTGAACGAATTAAATCGCTAACATGAGCAAGTCTTTAACGGTCGGCATTGAGATCCGACTCACCGACGAGCTGCCTATAGTAAACGGCAGCCCCTGTGCTGCGCTTCAAGTTCTTGAGGAACTGAAGCGTGGAATCCACGACCGCAGTGAATACTTTCACAAAGGACGTGAAGGAATGTCCCCTCTCACCACGTCACTAGACACGGTGCTGCAGGAAGTAACTAACCTGATCGATGCACACATCGACTCGATCAAAAAGAACGCAAAGGTATGAGTGGTTTATCGTACTTCATGGGAGGTGGCAGCAGTCTGACCATTACCTACACCCACGGATTCACCCTCTTTGGATACTTCGTGACGTCACCATTTGACGGATCGTTCATGAAGACAATCTATGAGTTTGCAGTAGAGTGCTACGACGATCTAGATGAGCGAGCATTCTACATCCAGGGCGAGCAAGACCAGCGCAAGATGTGTTTGAACTGACCAATGTTCATAACTCGTTTTGCAAACAGAGTGAATAAGTCCTAGATTTGTTCACGGATTCAATCCACAATAATTCAATTCACTATGCAGGAATTCAGCAACGGTGTCAAGTACACCACTAACTACGGTATGTTCAAGCTGGACATCCGAAACCGAGACGTCAAGAAGTCTAAGGTTGACCTCATCATCGAGGGCGTAAAGAGGTATGGGAAGATTATCCAGCCTATCACCATCGATATTCAGGGAGTAGTAATCGACGGGCAGCATCGTCTGTCTGCAGCTCAGACTCTCGGCATTGAAGTTCCATACGTTGTAAGCGATGGACTCTTCGATCCGCAGCAAGTCCTAGTCATGAACACCTACGGTTCACAATGGACTCAGAAGGATCACGTCAAACACTTCGCCGTCCAAGGCAATCCCAACTATCAGAAGTTGTCCGACCTGATTAAGCAGGTCGAGGACAATGGTATGCAGATCTCCTTGAGGAGTTTACAAAGTCTTGCTCAAGGCCACATGGGTGTGGACTCAAGGCTTGGCAACAACGCATCAATCAGGAGCGGCGGATGGAGGTTCCGAGAGGACCCGAAGTGGTGCCTCCATGTCTTGGATCAACTGAAACACGTTGAGACACTGACCCCTATCATCAAGAGTGGCCGCTTCCTCCTCTGCCTGAGCAACCTGATGAGGACTCAGAAAGCATTCGATCCGAAGCGTTTGATGCAGCAGATCAACAAGTTCCCCGAAGAAGTCAAGAAAACACGTAGCACGCTCGATTGCTACCGCAACATCGAGGACGTGTACAACTTCTACAAGTTCGACAAGAATCGTTTAATCTTTAACTACGAGAATCTATGAGCATCGTAAAGACATTGAGCAAGATCCAAGCAGAGCTCAAAGCTCCCAAGGGCCAACGCAATACGTTTGGCAAGTACAATTACCGCAGCGCCGAGGATATCCTTGAGGCTGTGAAACCTCTGACCGCAAAGAATGGTCTCATCTTGACGCTGTCGGATGAGATGGAGTTGATCGGGGACCGCATCTATGTCAAAGCCACAGCCCGACTCACCAACGGTGAGCAGGAGGTGGTCACTGTAGCCTTCGCTCGAGAGGAGGCTAGCAAGAAGGGCATGGATGCATCCCAGGTCACAGGTGCGGCATCAAGCTACGCTCGTAAGTATGCGCTCAACGGTTTGTTCTGCATCGACGACAACAAGGACAGCGATGCAACCAACACCCACGGCAAGGCAGAACCAAAGCCTGCAGCTAAGAAGCCAGCAGCCAAGAAGCCTGCGGCTAAGAAGGCAGCGCCAATCGATCTGTTTGAGAAGTCCCTTGAGCACATCGGTGCATCTAAGGACCAAGTTGCCGCAGCGAAAGCTGTCCTCAACAAGTACGCTGATGAGTTTACTTCCGATCAGCGCAAGCAGCTGGAGCAGATCGCTAGCCTAGCTAAGACCCTTAGCTAATGGAATTAGCACTGAAGATCAGCCAGGAGTACGGGAAGGGATACCTCTCGTACTCCTCTATCAAACTAGCGCTCCAGGACATGAAGCTCTTCGAGATGAAGATGCGTGACCAGCTGAAGTTTGAGACCCCCGCCCTTTCGTTCGGCAAGCTCTACGATTGCATGCTGCTGACCCCTGAAGATTTCGATACTCAGTTCGTCATCCTCGATGATGATGAGATCTGCAAAGAGATCGGTGGCAAAGCACCCAAGCGCACCAAGGCTTATGCTGAATGGCTAGAAGGCATCAACGATGGGAGGCACCTTGTCTCGAAAGAGGATGTCAAGAAAGCTGAGGAGATGATCGTCCGATTGAAGGTGACGGGCGTGCATGAGATCGCTCTCCAGGGCGACAAGCAATACGAGTTCAACGATTTCATCGGCGAGGTTCCGGTGCGTGGATTCCTTGATGTCCTGGGCGATGGTTATATCACCGACAGCAAGACAACCCAGAAGCTGGACAAGTTCAAGTGGTCGGTCCGTGACTTCGGTTACGACATCCAAGCGTACATGTACAGCGAGGTGACCGGCATCAAAGACTTCCGATGGGTGGCCCAGGAGAAAGCGTACCCATTTGCAGTCGGCCTGTACTATGCTAGCGAAGAGACGCTAGAGTTCGGCAAGAAGAAGTTCGACAAAGCCGTGCAACGAATTAAGGAATACCTAGAAGAAGGTATCCCGCATGACGAATACTATCACACTGAAGTAATATGATAAAAGAAGTAGCAGACCTGACCGGGGCGGACACACACACAGCTAGCTTGCTAGCCGTTCGGTACCTGGTAAAAGAAACCGACATGAGCTACCAGCAGGTAGCCAACAAGACCGGGATTGATCGTGACCCACTCTTTGCGATGTGGTTGACATCTAACAATCGCTGGTACATAAAGTCTTTCCGGGACATGTACGCACAAGTCGTGTCTCATTTTTCAAATCCCCAAACTTAAAGCTATGGGAGCAATCATCAGTGGCTCAATCAACTTGAGCAAACTCAACAAGGATCGCCTGTACAAAGGCAAGGACGGCAGCACGTATTACAACTTTGACTGCTACATTAACGATGAGACCGGCAAGTACGGTCACAACGTGTCACTGGCAGACCACCAGGACAAGGAGGAACGTGAGAAGAAGACCCCTCGCAACTACACCGGCAATGGCCGTGTGGTCTGGACCGATGGCAACATCGTTGTCGCAGAAAAGATGGAGCAGCAAGAGGCTGCTGCTTCTACGGAGGAAGATGACCTACCGTTCTAGATCGGGATGGGGTGTTTAGCACCCCACCCTCCTGCCCCTGTAGTTCAACGGATAGAACAGCGGTTTCCTAAACCGTCGATCCAAGTTCGATTCTTGGTGGGGGTACAAAACTTTACACATCAAACCAATAGAGAGATGAAACAGATAAGATCATGGTGGCGCAAGTTCCTGCGCCGAGACACCATCTACGTGGTGACTCACATAGTAGGGGGAAAGAGATACGTTGTTCTAGCTTGTCACGATGAGATGGAAGCGTTGGAATACGCAGAGAGGTTGACGGAGTTTGATGGTAGTACCTTTACCGTAGATAAAACGGAGCTAATATGAGCTATGATCAAATCAACCCGGACCACTACAAGAAGTTTGGTACGGAGGTGTGGCAACAGATGATTGCGTTGTACGGTGCTGAGAAGTACCTTGCGTTCTGCGAATTAAACGCATTCAAATACCGCATGAGAGCAGGGTTGAAACCTGGGCAGCCTGCACAACAGGATATTGAGAAGGCTCTGTGGTATGAAGAGCAAATTAAATCCCTGATAGGTAAAGGGAAGCAACGAGGTTAAATGCCTTGCCGATGTGGTGAAATTGGTAGACACGCTAGACTTAGGATCTAGTGCTTCACAGCGTGGGGGTTCGAGTCCCTTCATCGGCACGAAGTTTTATCAATAACCGACTCTGGTTAACGTAGACTACTTCAGATTTTTGGTTCTAGGAGTGGGGAGTACAACGGTATCCCCACACCTTATTTAAACATCCGAGGGGGGTAGCAATGTCGTTCCACCTCCCTCACTTGCTCCCGTAGCTCAGCCGGATAGAGCATCTGCCTTCTAAGCAGACGGCCACTGGTTCGAATCCAGTCGGGAGTACCAAGGCTAAAGTGACCCGCCTAAAAGTGGTTGCATATCAGTAATCCCGATGTTGGGATTCTGGGTGATTAGGAATGCCCCCGTGGGTGGGAACCTGCGGGGGTTTTTATTACAGTAGCACTATGAAAAAATTTATCACCAGCGTCATGCTGATGGCATCCCTATCGATGATGTCTCAGGATGCTATGTTCTTGTTCAGTGAAGCCTGTCGGTACGACAAGGCGAACAACAGATCTTGCTTCGACAACAGTGGGCAGGTCTTGCTCTATGGCAAAGAGGTTATCGTGGAGTTTGACGAGGGTGCCATCTTTATGTTTGAGATCGTTGAAGTCATCGCACGAAACACCGATCAAGAAACAGGATACACCTACACTGATTACAGGATAGTCTCATCTGAGGTTGGTCCACACACCCCATTTGTCCTCCAAGTATTCGATGCTGGATTGGTGCAGATTGGATACAGAGATGGATCATTCACACAATACCGACCATGACAGAGCATACCGATACCCGTGAGAAGCTGATCTACAAGATCAAGGAAGAGTACCTAGAGCTGGTGCAGATGGATGATGAGGACACCCGTAAGCGGGAGTTCGTGGAGATGAGAGCAGCCCTCATGAATAACATGATGAGGGTATGCCAGGACAATGAGGTGGCAGCTCAGTGGGGCAAGCATCGCACCACAACGTATCACGCCAGGAAGAGTCACACTATGTATTGGCGAAGTTCACCACTCTACAGGAATTGCTACATCATAGCAGAGCAGCTAGTCGATAAGCATAGCCTAGACCTGCTGAGTACCACCAACAAGCGTATGGGCAGGGGCGGCAGGAGTGACGTGCTCACCACAAGGAATACACTACAAAACGAATTGATGACCTTGAGACTGGAAGCCGACGAGCTTACAGATGAAATAGATAGGCTGATGCGAGAGCGTGATCGGATCAGAACCAGGATCAATATACTTGATGGAGGACAGCTGCAATGATTACGATTTACAAGTCCGTATACGAGACTGAGAAACCCAACTACATATCATTAGACAAGGCCCTGGAGAGAATCAAGTCTGGGCAGCAGCTGGAGCGTATCAATGACATACGTAACGGCGACCGTGATCAGAAGATCAAGCTGCCCATCGTTCTCTTCAGTGGTAAGTTCGCTAGCCGCAAGGACGAAGACCTGCGCCAGCACAGCGGCTTTATCGTCCTAGACTTTGATCACATCAACGTACCTGAATCTAAGAAGGTACTAGCTACAGACAAATACGTACATGCATGCTGGGTGTCACCATCGGGCGATGGACTCAAGGCCCTGGTGCGTGTAACCAATCCCGACAAACATCGTGAACACTTCCGTGCCCTCTGCGAATACTTCGATAGTCAGTACGGGCTGGAGGTAGATCCCAGCGGCATCAACGAGAGCCGTGCGTGCTTTGAATCATACGACCCAGAGCTCGTGCAGAACGGAAGCTCCGAGAAGTTTGGGGGTATGGCTTTTGAGAAGACCACCGAGCAGGTAGCTAGCATAGGTACAGACACAGATTACTCGAAGCTATACCTGGCTGCATGCATGATCAGGAAGGCTCAGGATGGAGAGAAGCATACCGCCTTGCTCAAGGCATCTATCTTGATGGGTGGATACATCGCAGCAGGTAGGGTAGAGGAGGAGGAAGCCCTGCGTGTCCTGGAGAGGGAGATTTCCCGCAAGGATATCGACAGCCTCGACCGAGCCATGAAGACGGTGTACGATGGTATCGAGCAGGGTAAGAGAGCGCCTATTGGAGAGACAGTACAGGCAGAGGACGCAGCTCGAAGAGAGCTGCTCCTTAACGACGGTGACATGTCCTTCATGTCTAGCGATAAGGATGACCTCGAGTGGATACTGAGCTTCAAGCGTGGAGAGTTTGAGCTTGGCCTGACTACAGGCAACACGCTGTTGGATCGCAACTTCAGATACAAGAGGGAGTACACTATGATCAGCGGGCACAGCTCTATCGGTAAGACCACCTTCATGATCTACCTGATGGTAGGTGCTGCGATCAATCACGATTGGAGGTGGATCATATACAGCGCTGAGAACAACACAGCGTCCATCAAGATGCGTATCATGCAGTTCGCTACAGGTAAGGCGCTAGGTGAGATGACCATTCACGAGATTAGTGCCTACATGCGCTGGGTTAGTGATCACTTCGTGGTGATCAACAACGAGCGGACGCTGTCCTACAGTGATGTGCTGGTATTCGCAGAGAAGATATGCCGTAGCCGCCAGATTGATGGGCTGCTGATCGATCCCTACAACGCACTACGCATAGACCTATCCGCTAACCGTGGCGTAGGTGTACACGAGTATCACTACGAAGCGGCTAGTGAGTTCCTGGCTTTCTGCCAACGTATGAACATAGCGGTGTGGGTAAATGCCCACAGCGTAACCTCATCACAACGACAGAAGGGTGACGACGGCCTGCCTGTCGCTCCGTTTGCCGAGGACACAGAGCATGGTGGTAAATGGGTGAACAGGTCAGACAACTTTATCACCCTGCACAGAAAGATCCACCACCCCGAGCCGGACAGACGCAGGGAGGTAGAGCTACATGTCAGGAAGATCAGGAACCAGGAGACTGGTGGTGAGCCCACACCTCTTGACAGCCCGTTTATCTTCCGCATGACCGAAGACAAGTCAACCTTCGAGATGCTGGGTCCTTGGCCTAACCTGTTTCAGCACATCAACATGGACTTTGTGGAAAAGCAAATGGAGATCGACGGATAACTTTGCAATGGTTTGCGTATCATATACCGATATGCCAAACAAAAAACGCAAGGCCAGATCGAAAGCGAGAGGGCATCGAAGGGCAGGGCACACATTGAAGAGTGCGCTTGAGGCGTACTGCTTTGATAGGCTCAAGGACACTAAGCTAAACTTCGAGTACGAAGGGGAGACGTTTTACCTGATGGATGGATTCAGGTATGCTGGAGTGTACCACAAGATGACTAAGGGCAAGGACGTGATGACCAACAACACGAACCGAGCGGTCTTAGGTATCAAGTACACTCCTGACTTTGTCTCTCACGAACACAAGTTCATCATCGAGACGAAAGGGTATGTCCACGGACAGCACACATTCCCGATGAGATGGAAGCTGTTCCTACGATACCTGGTGGAGAAGGGGATGGATGACTACATGCTGTTCATCCCCAAGAACCGCAAGCAGGTTGATGCGGCCATAAAGATCATTCAAGATGAGCTTGGAAAAGCTAAGTGAGCAGTATCACATATGCTGCGATGAGATCCAACGCATCACCACGATGCTTTACGAGGAGGTGTTGCACGACTCGAAAGGTATCCCGGTGCATGACTGGGAACGAGTCATTGATTCCGTGAAGCGATTACGCCAGGGGATCAAGGCTGAGACTGACACCATCATTGAGGTGTGCCGAGAGTACAGCGAGAGTAAACAAAAGAATGAGCACTAATAAGAGGTTCGACAAGTATCTGTATCGGAAGTATGACGAGCAGGCAAAGCAAGCTGCCAGGGCACTATTGTCCAGGAGTGGCTTTGTTGTAGTCGATAACCCAGACAAATACGCTGCGGATCTCATCGCTCAGAAAGGCGATAAGCCTTCATTCTTTGTTGAGGTAGAAGTCAAGGATGTCTGGAAGGGAGACACCTTCCCCTATGATTCTCTTCAGATACCTGAGCGCAAGAAGAAGTTCGTTGTACACAGGACAGTGTTCATGATCTGGAACAGCGAGATAAATCACTGCGCTTCCTTTTGGAGTGACTCCGTATGGGGGTCTGAACTAAAGGTAATACCAAACAAGAAAGGCCCAGAGGGAGAGAAGTTCTTTCAGATCCCACTGAGCAAAATTAAATTCAGCAAGCTATGAACTGGGTAAGCACTACAACCTGGCCCTGGACGTGTGATGTGCAGTACAAGGATGGCTGCTTAGTCTTTCTTTACTGATGCGCCGAAGTAGTATGCGAAGATGTTTCCGATCACGACACCTTCGATCATACCCATCAGGTGAATGAACAGCTCGTTCTCTTTCACCGACTCGATGTATACCACGGCATAGATGGTGAACATAAATGACAGCAACCCCACGATACCAGTGATCACCATCATCCAGTCGATCTTACCAGTAGCCTTCACTACCTCTACCTCACGCTGACGTGCTGAGGCACGGTCAGCAGACTCCAGCTCGAAAGCCATCCTAGCGAACTCAGCCTTCTGGCTTGGGTCTAGGTCTGGGTCGTTCTGGATCAGGTTCTTCACCACACCAAGGGCACCCTGGTCGGGTAGCAAATCCCCAACCACATCCAACACTTTAGGGGCGTTGGTGCTCAACCAACCGCCCAGCTTTGTGTCCTTAAACTTCTTCCTGTCACTCATATCCGTACAAAGTAATAATAAACCGTCCCACTAGATCGCACCACATCAAGTGTCCATGTATAGATACCTTCGTAGCCTACGTAGTTAGCATCGTTCGTTTCATCATACGGCGTTCGATGCATCCATCCGAATACGATATCGGGATCTGATCCTGTATAGGTCAGCCATGTATTGCCCTCCCCGAAGTCATCGAACGGGGTGAAGTCTGTTAGCGGAGGGTAGTCTGGTTCGGGTGCTGCATAACCACCAACTCCCGCAAGCAGGTCTGGGGTATCTACGACCTGGTCATCATTCAAGTCGAATGCAGATGGGTTGGTTAACCAGTCACCAAGCAGCTCTAGCATTACCGATGCATTGAAGTGATAGGTGTTGCTTCCGTCAGGATACTCTGCTCTGTAACAGTGATAGTTGCCTTGCAGTATATCACCCAATGATTGATAGGATGCTCTGGTATCTTGAGCTTGAGGTGTAATCTCTTTTGTGCAACTCAGAAGCAGTAGAGGTACCATAAGTAGTGTTGCTCTCATTTGATTATGTATTTCTGTACATACTCTCTAGAAACCTTTCTGGATTGGATGGTATCTCTGTGTATGTAGGTTTCTTCTCCGTAGGTTTTGGCGTACTCAAAGACATTGTAAATCATTACGCTGTCAGGCTCGACTTCTACTTCCACGGTGTCGTACACGATCTCTTTCAGCCCCTGCTCATACTCAATCACCTCAGCTTTTAATGTAACCATCTCCTCAACCATAACCTCAACCTTCGTTTCTGCTTTAGTTACAGCCCTATCAATCCTGTCCTCAATGCTGATAACGACAGTATCCTGAACAACAGTTGTCACCGTGTCAACCACAATCACATTCTCAAAAGTATTGAGAGGAGCATCACCACAGTTTCGAAGCAGTAATACTACCACAACGATTAGCGTAACTAGTATGTACCACTTACCTGTTTTCATACTCGGTAAGAACTTCTAGTCTCGCAGCAGTGCGAGCTAGGACGCTATCACTGTGATGCAGCCTTAATGATAAGGCTTCAATCTTGGCCTCTAGGTAGAACACTCTCTCACCACAGCTTTCGATCTGGTTGGTGTAGTTTATTCTGTTGTCTATATACAGATACCCCACCGCCAGCGTTACTAAGAAGAACACTGCCATCGTGGGGTTTTTTACAAACTGATCAAATGATAGGGGTGCCTTCATTAGTACATGTCAGCAAACTTCTCCTTAACGATAAAGCTAGGGCAAGCCTTGGCTGAGAACTCATTGTGTCCGTGGATGGTCATGTCTGCATCAAACAAAGTACGCAGAGACAAGACCAGCATACGGAACGCCTTGTTCTGCTCCGGGGTCATGGTGTCGTTTGGCTTACCCTCTTTGTCAATGCCGCCGATATAGCAGATGCCAACTGTGTCAGCGTTGTGTCCCTTAGTATGGGCGCCTGATCTATCCAAGGGTCGTCCTTGAGATACAGACCCATCGAGATGGATAACGTAATGGTATCCGATATCCGACCATCCCCTACCTTTTGGTTTAGGATCTGTGTGCCACTTGCGAATGGTTTCAACCGAGTACTCCCTACCTTCTTTGGTTGCAGAACAATGCAGGATGATTCTGTTTAGTTCTCTCATGTTATTTGCTTAGAGCCCTCTCGAGGAGGATGTTGTTTATGGATTGCTCTGACTTGAATGCCAGGTATACAAACAAGAAGTTCTCATACCTGCTGTATTCGTCAGGTGACATTGATTCCTCCTTAGCCCGCATCACCGCAGCGATTTTCTTTGGTGTCTCCCTGGTTAGTCTACGCACTTCTTTCATGTGCTCCTTGTACTCTAATGGCATGTTGCGCTGAAGGATTTGCTCAGCTATAGCAGGGTCCAGCGCCTTCATGAATCTGCTGATACTAGTGCCTCTGGATAGGGTGGCGGGATCGTTCTCTGCCTGCATCTTCAGAATCGAAACCAGGCGATCTACGTCAGTGTTCTTTGAAGCATTGAGCATAGCCTTGATCTCAGGATCTCCACTCATAGCCTTCGAGACGAGCTCGTATGCTGCGAGCTCTTCCTCAGAAGAGAGGGCTCTATCGATGGCCTGGTTGTCCATAGCTTTCGAGAAGTACTCCATCTCCTTGACTCCAACACCCATCATGTTTGCACCCATCAATCCCAGCCTCAACATGTGGCTAGTCCTGAAATCATCTTGGTCTTCTGGGCGAATGAACCGCTCCCTTCCTGATCCACTGATATAGGATTGGCCATCATTCTCAAGGACAGCGTAACTCTTCTGCACGTCCTTCATCATATCGCCAGCAGGCCCGATACCGTCAAGCAGGGTGTTGGTGAATGTGATGAAAGGCGTTTCATCTTCAACCGCTAGTCTCTGAACCAAGCCTCCGTAGGTTGGCATAGCGTCACCGTACTTCTTGTACAGCACGAACTTGTCCATCTTTTCAAGCCCTGGCATGTCATAATCGGACTCATTGAAGAAGACATAGTAGTTGAATGCATCCTTAGCTGTGTCATCGATGATTGAAGTCGACGGAGCCGGCAGCATATCTACTACTGTCTGCACACCTGAGTCCCGCAGCAGCTTGTCTGGGATGTGGTCGGTGAACTTCTCCTCATCGTCGTCGTCACCACTTAGCGCAGACCACAGGTATGAGAACGCAGCTAGCGTCAACTTACTTGCGACGCTGAACATGTAGGCGCCGGCGGCGGTGGCGGCTAGACCTTTAGCACCATCGACTCTTGATTCTGCGTCTGAGTCAAAGCTAAGCAGCCTTCCGAAGTCAGCGGTGACAGATCGTTTAGTGTTGATAGCGAAGCTCTGGAATGGCAGCAGCATCTGCATCAGCACCCTACCGAACCCATTGTTTTTCTTGTAGACAGCAGCGGCCATCCTTGCGCTCGATGTGTTCTGGTCTTTCTCTACCATGTTGTCGGCATACGCCAGTGCCTCCATGTTAGGATTAGCAGACTGCTCCTTCCAATCGATGCTGTACGCTGAATCAGCCAGCCCATTGTTGACCAGGTAGTTAGCATAGTATGCGTAGAACGAGCTGATCGCTACCACTTTATCGGTGGTTCCAAGTGTCCACATAGACTTCTCAGTGAACTTGTCTCGTGCTGCATAGAACAGCTTCTTGTCATAGGTAACACGCCCGGTAAATGGATCGATGTTACCAGCCTTGTAGTCACGGGAGAAGATAGCGCTGAGCTTCAAGAGCTCGAGCTTATCTGACGAGATCTTAGGTTTGACATCACTGAAGAACCTGATCTTCCCGTTACGGTCCCTGCCCGCCACAGTCAGTGCCAGGTTGGTTGCTGTCTCCTGGAGGTAGTAGATCATCACCGTGGGGTTCTTCGCCACGTTCAGCATCGTAGCAAAACCAACAGTACCCTGCTTGAATAGCTGGATAATCACCGACGCAAATGCTCTCACTACCGCAGCAGCCCTGAACATCTCTATCGGATTGAATGGTATCTCCACGCTGCCGAAGTTCATGTGCTGACGGAAGATGAACGGCTCGCTCTGATTGTCACCCATCAGGTAGTCATCGATCTGCTGTTCCAATGCCATCTTCACCTTGTCGTTCATCATCTGAGATGCCTCTGACGATTGGAAGGTGTACTTCATTGCCAGCACATCACCGATTGTATTCATGATGAAATTGTTCTCCCTGAGAGCCCTTTCGTTCAGTCGGATAAAGTCCAGCCCCAGCACAGCGTTCGAATCGATCGCACGATTCTCCCGCTCGAAGGTTGATCCAGGAACCTTAGTATACCCAGCCTTACCCACCTGTGTCATTGTGGATAGTAGCTTCGACCTCAGCTCCATTACGCTGCCAACCTCCGGCTTATCACTCTTCTTCCTTACACGGAATGCGGTATACGAGGGGACAACTTCTAGCTGCTTAGACAGGAATCGTTCCGTAAATTGCTCCAAATCTGGACGGGCGGCTTCGTGCATCTGCACCATGAAGTCGACCATCTCTACAAGCGCAGGCTTTTCTGCCTCGACCTTAGCTTGCAATTCCTGCAGGCTTTCGACGCCATCAAACAGGAAATCAAGTGCTCTCTGGTGTTGCTCCATTACGCCCTTGCCAAACATCTTGTTCTTGACGTTGTAATCCAGAGTCGCTGTCATTGCCTCTCTCAAAGCAAGGAACCATGAAGCCTCGTTGTGACCCCTTGATGGCATCTGCCTAGACATAGAGTAGATCTGCATGATGGCCTGCGAGTACTGAGATGTAATGATCTTATCAAACCTAGCTGCAACCCTATCCTGCGTAGTCACCCCGTACTTCTTGTGGATCTCCTTGATCTTGTTACCAAGGGCGTTAGCTACTTGGATGTGCTGCTGCTCATGCCTGTTCACGGACATGATTACATTCTGCAGACCCAACGCAACCTTGATCCTTGCGATATCGATGTTGCTTGCGGCGAATGCGTTCCTGATGAAGCTGCTGAGGTTGTCAAAGATTTGACCCAGGACTTTTGGCCTAGCCTTGATTCCTGACTTGGTCAGATCCTTGATCTTGCCTGGATTGTCTACAACACCCCTAACGATTGCGGCCATGTACCCCAAACCGTTGATGCCTCCGTTGACCAGGTAGTCATTTATCTTGTACTCCAACGCAAGCAGGTGATGCTTCTCCAGCTGCGACAGCCTAACCAATGTGGCACCACCCAAGTCTGCTGGGTTGTTGGTACCGAAGATCATTGCGAAGTCCGGGTTCATCAACAACTCATCCCCATGCATCACTAGCTTGGGCAGGATACCTTCGGTAAGGATGAGGTCTTTCTGTATATCAAGTTCGGCGGCCTGGTCTTTTGCTATCTCTTCCAAGATTGTTTCCAGATCCTGTACGTTATTGGGATCGAGCTTAAGTTCCTTGGCCTTCTTGTTGATGTCCTTCTCGATCTTAGTGAGCCTTGCTTGGTCGAACTTGTCAAGGAGCTTTTTGAGCTCCTCGTCAAAGGTGGTCTTCTTGCCAGCCTTGGTGGCTTTGTCAAGATTCTGTTGCGCCTTGACTCTGATCCTGGCATCCATCGTAGCCGCTTCAATAGCCTTGAACACAGTGGCCTCGGTCATCAAGCCTTGAGCCTCTAGCAATTGGGTGGTGGTGATGATGATGTCCCCACCTTTGTCCTTACCGAATCGGGCACGGCGCATGCTTTGGTTCACCCTCTCCATCAGGTCGATAAGCGCCTCGATCTCTGTCTCTGGGATGTACCTGGTATTGATACCCGCCAGTATCGCCGCTACGTTTCTGTATGAACCAAAGTCTTTTTGCTTTGCCTTTTTCTTGAGGGTCTTTTGGATATCTTCTGCCTTCTTCCTGCTCTTCATGTACTGCTCCATCGCAGCCTTCTGGTCCTGCTGATCGAAGATCACAGCCAGCTGATCTAGGAACGTATCGATGTAGTCCATCTCATTCCCCTCCAGCTTCTGAGCGGATACATTAGCAGCCTTACCCATGATGGTAAAGAACTGCTTGATCTGTGCTGCCGTGAATCGATTGGATGTTCCAGCATCCTTCTTCATCCTCGCTGCAATCAGCTTCTTCGCCTCCTTGGTAAACTCCTTGATGGTGGATACCTTGTTCTTGAGCTGGCCTAGCTCATCACGTAGGTTCTTTGCTTGAGTGGACAGCTTATCCATATCCCTCTGCAACTTGCGCTGGATCTTCTGCTGTTCCTGGATAGCTTGCCTACGACCTCTAGCTTGGTGCTTGGCTTTCTGGTAAGTGCTTTCAGCCTGCTCAGTAGTCATACCAGCTGCGGTCAGGATCTGAATGATGTCTGACTTCAGCGGTTTGATTACGAGCTGGGCGCTAGGTTCGAGAACCAGCTTGCGGTTCTTACCCTTGCCTTTCATCTTCAGGGTATAGCCCTGCTCGGTCATGGCTTGCATGATTGTGTTGACGATAGGCTGCGTCTTCTTGGATTGATCGCCTTGGCTTGTAGCCTCCTGCATCTCGAAGATCAGGTCACTCAGCACATTCACGTCAAGGCCAGTGGCAGCTGCAGCCATGTCAATCTCTTCCGAGACATCAATGCTCATGGTGTTCCTACCACCGATATAACCGATGTATTTACCACGAGCTTGCTCGGGACCGTACTTATCTACGTAGTCCTGGAACGATACAGTATTCCCTTGTGCGTTGGTTACTTCAGGGAATATGTCAATAGCGCTGTACGATTGATTGAATATCATCGTCTCAACAGGGACCTTGTTCCCGTTCTCATCTACAGCTCGGATGACATAAGAGTATGATGGGTGGTAGTCTGGATCACCAGGCTCAGGCTGCACCACTTGTAGGTCGCCAGATGTCCTGATAGCTAGTAGCACGTCACCTCGATTGTGTCCAACGCTCAAAGGCTCCGCCATCATTTCGGCCAGCGCATTGTATGTTGGGAGGTTGCCGAACCTTACAGAGGTTCGCAACTCAGCCTTGCCAAGAAGAGACTCCAAGAAAGCCCTACGTTCATCGAAGGTCATACTTGAATTAGTAAAAGTCTCAATTATCGCAAGGTCCAATGTCTTGAGTCTAGGGTTGTCTGATTTCACCCTAGACAGGTAGATGTCTCGATACGGAAGCAGAGCCTTCTTGCTCAATGCCTTCTTGATCCTAGCATGTGCTTCCTTCGTAGATATCTCCTTGTCCAGTATGGCCTGCCTCATCATACCAATAGCTGTTAGCTGCATATTGATGTTGGACATGTGGCTGTCAGGATTCATCAGGGCAGGCAGCAGGTATCTGTATCCGTCGCTGTTCTCCGCCATCCCCTTGACGATGGCGTTGGCTTTCTGAAGTGACTGCGAGGCCCATACATTGCCTGTCCTTGCTGCGTAAAGAATGCCACCGAGGTATTCGTAATCACCCATCGTGCCTACAGTCTGCCTGTCTGCAAATGTCAGGGCAGCTACAATCTTACCCAGAGAGGACAGATCCTGACCAGTCATTACATTCGACAGAAGGTTCGCCGGTCTGGATAGATTGAGATCAGATAGAGGTTGAGTTTTACTACCCAGCTCAGTTGCATCCACGGTGGTGCCAGTAGAGCTAGCGTCGGTTGACACATCCCCAGAGAATATACCATCCCTATCCATCACCGGTGTATCCGATGCCTTACTAGATGCAGTCAATGATGCTTCAAAGAACACCTTCTGGTCTGTTCTAGTTACATCTTCAGTCGAGGCTATGTTAGACTCAAGCATGGATGGATTCATGAAACGACGCTGTGCGTTTCTTGCTTCGACCTCTCCAGCTAGCGCACCATAAATAGAGTCGTTCAGTCCTACACTCTCATTCGACGCTTCAAAGGCATCAATAATCCCTTGGCTGCCAATCTCACCAGTCACATCGTCTGCTCGGCGGTAGAGATCGGCCTGCAATTCATTAAGCTGGTTCCTTATGTCAGATTGCCTTTTTTGTAGCTCCTTAAGTTTTTCAATGCCTTCCAAAGAAAGCTCCAGCCTAATCATCGCAGCGAAAAGCGGGCTTGCCTCTTTCTTGACAGTCCTGTAAGTATCCCTAAGCGGCTCCAATGCCCGCAGGTCTTCTACTACTTGCTTGATTACCGCTAGGTTTGCTTCGAGAAAAGATCGAAGCTCTGGATCTTGTACGTTTCTGATAAGAGCATCATACAACGCAGCACCAGCCTCAATTTTTAATAGACGATTCGCATCATCCCTAAGGGATCTGTATTCATCAAAAGATTTTCCCCGGCGTGCATTACGACGTTCAGAATGATACTCTTGCACCGCCATAGACATGAGGGTGGAACCAAGGTTCCCGCCAACAGCAAATCCTTCGATCTCTTGGATGGCGTGCTGCACCTCGTGAATCAATGTGCTCTGACTAAGCACTGACTGCCGAGCATCGTAGCTGTCCGCTGTCTCTGGTTTTGAATCTAGCCTTTCTCCACCACGACCGGTCCTTTGCATGCGATCTAAGTCACGTCCTCCGTGGTATATGATTATGTTCCGAGGGTTGCTGTCATAAGATCCATAGGTGAACCCGGTGCCCTCCCTGACCTGTACTGTGATATCTGCAAGCTCAGGGTACATCTCCATAAGCTCCCCCTGGATAAAGTCACTCAGCAAGAAATCTTTCCCGATGTCATCCATAGTAAATTCACGAGTCAGCATATCGGGTATCTCATAGCGCCACTTGCCGTCAGCGCCACGTTCCCATCCAGTCATCACATAGATATCCTGCTCGCTATACAGCCTATTGCCCTTGTTGTCTAGCTGTGACTCAAGTAGGTTAGCTGTATTGTAGTGTGATCGGACGCCTTCAGATAGGTTAGCGTTAGCACCAATAATCTGATTCTTGGCTTCACGCTCCTCGTCGCTGGTCTGTGGCTTGAAATTGCGGGGGACCTTCACATCCTGTGCAGCCCTCATGATATCGGAGGTGTCTTCGACTGCCTCGCCTCTGCTCATCTGACCGGTAGCCCTGTTGATCGCATCAACAACCTGCTGTAGCTTAGGGTCTTTCACCTTGCCACCGAGCTTCTCCTTGACGAAGTCACGCAGGGCTTTGATCGAGTTCTTACGCATGCTGATGTCTGCAGAACCAGACGTAAGGTCTGCCTTGATTTCAGTGAGCACCTCATCGGCGATCCTGTAGTCAGAGAGGACAGTGTCGATCAGGATCTTCCTAATCTTAGCGGGGTCACCACCAGCAGCTATCAGCTTCTCAACAATGTCTTGCATCGCAGCTGGATCTAGAATCTGCTGGAGTATACCCGTGATAAAGTCTAGCTTGCTGTTTAGGTATTCGCCAGACATGTTGCGTAGGAAGTGTGCAGCCAATCTCCTGGTGCCACTCTTGGTCTCGTCTCTGTTCTCGTTGCGTATCTGCGCTGCGTGGAATGCTTCGTGGTACGCAGTGTTGGCCTTGAGCGCTGGCATGAACAGGTGAACGTCACCGGTCTCGGTGATGAACAGTCCCGATGCCAAGCCCTGCTCACCAGTAGCTTTCGTGTAGGCTTTCATTGTTCCGTGCAGGAACACCCTGCCAGTACCACCGTTTGCAGTGATAGTGGCGATAGCCTTGGCTACATTCCTCAGTCCCTGCACAATCTCTTCACGGGTAGAGAATCGTGTTGTCACAATCTTACCCTTAGCGATGATCCTCTCGATCAGTGTGGTGGCGTTGTCAGCATCGAGTTCGACAGTGTTGCCACGACCAACCCTTCCGTAGTCAGCCACCTCTGGATCAACTCTACCGACCTCATCCAGCACAGCGAGTGTATCTACAGAGTCAAGCATGCCGTTGATGTAGTCGGCCTCGTTTTGGTACTTAGACTCGACAGCGAACTTAGCCTCGAATGCAGCTCTGGTTTGGTTCTGTAGATCCTGGATCTCCGCCTCCAGTACTGCGACGGTTTCCGTATCGCCGTCTTCTTTGGCTTTAGCTAGACGAGCTCGCTTTCTGCGAGCCTCGGCTCTAGCCATCGCAATCTTCTGATTGTGTCCGAAGATCTCCATGACATCTTCGTCAGACATCCTGCTGAGGAACTCAAGGTCACGGCTAGCGATCCGCTGCATCTGTTCCTGCACCTTGATGATCTCTCTCCTGATGCTGGACTTCTCGTCGTCAGTCTTAGCCTTATTGAGATCAGCCTTGAGCTTCTCCATTTTTGTTTGGAGCTTGATGTGATCTCGGGTAGATATACTAGACAGGTACGACACGCTCTTCATGACACCTACCTGTATTGAACCCGCAGCAAGGCCGATTGCAAAAGAATCTGCGACCTGGTACCACGATACAGCTAGCTTGTCAATCTGGCTCTCCTTAGCGTTGATCTGTGATTGTATCAGTAGCTTATTCTCGCCACTGATACCTTCTGTCTGCATATCGATTTGAAGCTGCTCGATCTCACGCCTCAATCCCGTCCTCTCAGCCATGTTTCTCAGGCTGGCATCAGCGATAGCAACCAAGCCTTCCTCGATACCCTCCTCAAAGAACATGAAGGCACGAGACCCGGTAGTCTTTGTCCACGTTTTGTTTACCGCCTTGAGGAGCCCCTTTTCAGCAGGGATAGCACCCCATAGCAAGCCTGTAGTTTTTCTAGCAGACTTGCCTAGTGACTTGCGGACAGCGTTCACCACCCCGAGCTCTGTTCTCATGAACAGACGCTCTGACACAAACTCTACACCTGCAGCCGTTAGGCCATAAAGAAACTTCTCACCCTCTGAGAGGTTAGGATTCTTGTCAAGTTCTTCGATCATAGCTCCACCAGAACCCATAGCCATAGCTCCGAGGGTTAATGAGGTGGTTCCGGTAAACATCCCGGCTATCTGTATTCCGATCTGGGGTAAAGCATCCTCAACCCCAGCCATAAACATAATGTGACCGGCCTCGAAGTCACCTCTAGCATAGTTTTCCATTACACCCCTCTCCATCTGATCAAGGGTGACACCCTTATGCAGGACTTGAGCTTGTTGAATCCCAGCGGAAATCTCACTCCACGACATGGTCTGGCCCTCCGGTAAATCCAATTTTCTTGCGAGGGTCTCTTCGGCTCTGGGGATGTCTCCTATAGTCAAGGCATAAACGACAAGCGGATCAAATACCGCCATTGGATCAGCGGCTGCCCTCTCCTTCATTGCAGATTGAAAAGAAGATAACATGTTCTGAGTACCATACATGATGCTACCTACAGTTGTAAATAGGTTGACTGCATGGTCTTCGCTTCCGGTGGCCGAATAAATGCTTTCTTTGATCCTCTTTCCGATGTATGCAGCGGAGTTAAAGTAGTTCGTTACAGTGGATTCCCCAGTCTCTACAATCGTATCAAGGATGTTGTTGTCCAGGATGTCTCTGATATCGTAAGCCCTTCTGTCTAGAGCTAGTACCTCATTGGCTTCGTTGTAGGCGTTAACCAGATCAACCTGGTTACCCATCATTTCCTTCAGGATCGACTGCTTGTCGTCTTCAGCGAGCGCTCTGTTGTAGCGCTCTACATAGTCGTTCACCTGCGATACCACATCTTTCTTAGCAGCCTGAGCATTGACTACCTCGGACCTCGCTGTCCAATATCCTGCGATGTCGATGTACTTCTCAGGGGTAAGCTCCTCCCCGATAGAGTTGTAGTATTCTTCAGCGGACTCAAAAGTCGATAGCCTCTCGGGCATCAGCTCCTGTGCAGCAGCGAGCTGTTCCTCGTTCTCGGGCTTGTAGCTAGGGTTTATCTTTTCGAGTGCGTCTTCGTAAAATGGTACGATGTTACCGTCCTCATTCTCTACTGTAGGTATATTGGCGATCTGGTCGCTGGTGTACCGGGAAAACGAAAACGCATCGTTCGTGATCGATACCTTTCTGAACTCCTTATTGGGGATAAGGTCTTTTGACTCTGTGATCAGCCCAGACCTAGTCATGACATTAACAGCCAGGTCTTTGGTTACCTGGGCGTCCTTAAATATCTTGACGTGCTTATATGAATCGTAAAACTCCGATGCCAAGCGTTCAGCATCGGCAGCAGACATGGGCGCTCCAGGAACCATGTTGTTTTTCTGCATCCATTTCTTGGCCTCACGGTAGACAAAGTAATCCCTCTGGGCTACGATTGCGGGATCAGGTACGACACCGGGTGTGGTGTATGCCTCCCTCATCTTCTTCTGCTCTTTCTCGTACAGGATGCTGGCATCCTCTTCTGTGTACGTTACCCCTGACCCCTCTCCATAGCGTTGATCGGGTGTCTGCTGAAGAGCTATGTATGGATCGGGATCTAGATCACCCAATCCATACTCCGCATTGTCACCAAACAAACCTTGAAGGAAATCAACCCTAGATGCTTCAGCTTGTGCCTGTATATCGGCAGCTGTCTGTGTATCACGAGGATCTTCTACGCCTGTATCGCCTGATGGCAATCCTATACTGGTGTAGTAGTCGGAAGAAATAGCCGACTCTTTTTTTTTAGGATTCACACCAAAGATATACACCAGGTCTCTTCTGGAGCCCTCGAATCCTGCACTATCCAGTGTCCTGTAGATGGATTCAAACCCGTCTGGATTGCTAAGCACCTTGTCTTTGAGCGCATCCATGTCGCCGGCAAAACCTTCATCATGCAATGTCTGCAATAGCAAATCCTGTAGCTCGGATTTCTGTGGATCTCCGTTCATCTTGATGATATATGTTGTGTGTTATCGCTTTACTCCGGTGTACTCATCCATCTTTCTCAGCCCCTCTTTGCCGACCGGATATCCGAATGGATCTTTACCTCCCGATATAGTCCTGTATACCAATACGTTCGACTCAGCCTGAGTCATGTTGTCGATATCGATTCCCATCTCTTTAGCTTGAGCGCCGTAGTTCTTGTTAATGAACCAAGATGTAACCCTTTCAGCTGTTCCGGGTTCGAGTACAAGATCGGGATTATCTACCAATCTTTCGTCGCCGAATAGAGCTTTAGAGGCGGCCCTGTAGTTAGCCTTGCCTGTCAGCTGGATGTACGTTCGGCCACGATACTTGTACCCATCTCCGGGCTTATCATTGCCGAGATAGTTGCCTTTGTAGCCGTATGTTTTTTCAAACAGCGCCGGACCGTTTTTCACCAGTTTCTTGAGCTCCTTCTTAGCTGCATCGTCCTTCGGTACATACTTCTTAACGATCTTCCTGCCATCCTCATTTAGTTTGAAGCTGCCATCATCATTCTTCTCGTAGATGGGCAAGGCAAGACCCTCCTTGTACATTCTGTAACCGAATACCTCAAGGATTCTCCTGACACTCTTGTAGGTTGCATCTTCGACCCTATCTCGCTGTCCTCCCGATTCTTTCTCAGTTGCGGCCTCTACCGACTTAATGATCATGTCGTTGAGTCCATAACCCTTGAGCTCTTCTTGGAAGGTCGGTACCTCGCTTGGTACTTCAGCTGATCCCAAGGTCATTGCACCTTGGGACTCCATCCTAGCTAGAAACTCCTCTTCAGTCTCACCTGGCACTGCCATATCTGGTACGGATGGAACATCCTGCACAAAAGGATCGGCTACTGCTGTAGCATCTTGAGGTGTTGGCTGATTGAAAATCCTACGGAAGAAGTCTCCGACACGGCTTGTCTTCCGGCCCTCCTCTTGATCTTCTTGATCTTCCGCTGGGTCTATTACCTTCTTGTCTTCCATCTCCTCCTCTTCGGAGTCAACGACAGCGGGCGACACGAAGTCTTCATCCTTCGTTTCCTCCTCCTGCACTTGGACTGGCATCGGCTTCTCTTCCTCCTCCTCGATTACTGTCTCGCTGGAGGCGTCGATAACCATACCCTCCTCACCGTCAGGAGCATTATCACCTACTCCTAGTAACTCATTTGCCTTTTTCGCATTTGGATTCACATAGGACCCTGCAGGCTGAGTTGATTTCGCTTCATTGATAAGATCCTGATCTTCTGGGGTCTCAACCACACCGAGTTGAAGCTGAGCCATACCCAGAGCTTGTGTGAAGTTAGGGGTAGCTTTGTTCTTCTGCTCTTGGGTTAGCAGAGCATTGTTCAGCGAATTGAATAGATCGGGGGATTCTTTAGGATCTACAATATCCGAACCCTTACGTCGCAACTCCAGTAGTTGGACACCGCTAACTCCTAAGGCATCAGGGTTCTTCAAAAGGTTTTCAAGCAGATCAGTGTCTACGTTGATCCTGTACGCCTTGACGTTACCATTTGCATCGAGAATAGCGTCCTGGGTTTTAATCTTCTGGTTATCGATGACGACATCTTGTGCGTATGTCGACAGAGGTAGATCGTAAAGAGGATCTGTTTCGGGATTGATCCCAGATTCACTTGCCCAATTCATGATCGCAGCATCTGCTGTTGGTGTCACCACCCAGTTGCCGTCCGGTAATTTCTCATACTGGCCTCCGAATACGTTTTTGATATCAGCAGTAGGGGTACCAGCAGCATCGATCGCACTCTTCATGCCTGCTGGCATTACACCCTTCTGGGTGTTGTAATACCCTTGAGCGTGAATCCTCGCAGCGTCTCTAGATTCCTCCAGCTGTTTTGTGCTCAAATCTGGATGCAGCTTCTCAGCTTCCTCTATGGTAAGATCGAATTTAAGTTCGCCGTCTACGAATTTGATGCTGGTCGCAGTTTTTCCCTGATCGTTTTGTTTTGTAAAAGCTGCATCTGGCATACGGTCGTTAATCCTGTCCAACTCACCTTGAGTGATCTGTTGATCACCCTGCCTATGCATGGCCTTGTAACCATGCAGCTTGATAGTCCCGACAGATTCAGGGGCTATCACATTGATGTAGTTGTCATACGTACTGGTCGCCAGTTCATCGAACTTATCCTGCTTGAGTTCGTACATCTCCATCTTGTTTCCAACCTGCCTGTACTCGTACAGCTCGGGGGCCTGAGCCTTGAAAGTCTTGTCTGAAACTTCAGCCACCTCCAAGAAACTGTGCTTGAACTGGTCCTCTACAATCGTCGGTGGCATCGGCAGATTCGCTGCGTTAGATGCAGTTATCGTAGACTCAAAGTATGGGACCTCGCCAACCATGATCACGCCGTCTGGGCTTACGCTGTAATTTGGAGCTTCTGAAAACTTTTCAAAATACTGCATTGCCTCCTCGTAATTGGTAGCGTAACTGGGGTCAGTCATTACCATGTTGATGGACTTAGCCAAGGTCTGGCTACCGAATTGACCGTCCTGAAGGATGTTCTCGTACTGAGCTTTCTGACGAGCCACCTTTTCCATGTTCTCTTGAGTCTTGTTGCCCTCGTAAGCTACCTCAGCCTTCATCCATTCGTCAAGCGCAAGCTGAACACCACCCTTGTACTTAATACCAATCTGCCCAGGGACAGTAGTGATTGCCGCTGTACCTATGCCGAGTGAGTTCTCGAGCTGCTTGCGTTCAGCATCCCGCTCCGCAAGAACACCTTTGATGGGGTTGGAAAAGGCTGCACCGGCAGCTTGACCGATGGCTCCGTAATCGATGTTAGGAGCTAAGAAGCCTGTCTTGAATTTTTGTCCCTCAGCCATTGCTTTCTTTTTCGAATCGTTCTAGTAGTCGCCTCACAAACTTGTGGAGCGGGGAGTCGCCTTGCTTGGCGAGCTGCAGCAATCTCTTAGACTGCTCTGGATTGAATACGTATTCACCGCCGGTCAACTCAGCAACCTTGTCTCCGTCGTTGTTGGTTACATGGAGTGGGTTGCGTTTGTGAGAAAACTCTCCAGGAGTTTTCGTCACTTTGACCCTTCTCTTCTCAACCTTACCTCCCTCTTCCAGGAACATACCTACGCCCCCACCGGCGATGCCCGCAACACCTGTTGCGATGTTTGCGAAGTTTT